GCCTGACTGCGGCTTGTACGTCGCGAGCGTCTCGACCTCGGCAGCGGCCAGAGAGCCGTCAACGATGTCGGTCACGTGCTCTGCGCTGCCCTTGCGCATCTTGATCTCGGCCGTCATCGGAAACCAGTTGTCGAGCACAACCGCGAATCCCGGCTCCATGTCCGCGATGCCGTCGCGAGTGTTCCAGCCTCGCACCGGGGCGGGCTGGCTGCGGGTGACAGATGTCCTTTGCCGGCCCGGATTCGTACGCGTTGCTGGCGTACGTAGCATCAGGAGACGTTCCAACTGCCCGAGGGCACGAAGACACCGGTGCGCAGGCCTCGGACCATGTTGTCGAGCTTGATGCGGCGCGCCGTGGCATCGCCGGTGATGGCATCCGCCACCATGCGTTCGTACTCGACAAAATCCTCGTTGTAGTCGAGGCCCTTGGCCTTGGCCCAGCGCCACTTCAGGCCAGCGCCCAGGAGCTCGTCATCGAATAGCGGCAGATCTTCGTCTGCTGTGAATGATGACTTGCGGGTCAGCCCGTCAGAGCTGATGGCCCAGTTGTGCGACAGGTACTCGAAGTAGCAGCTATCCCCGGCCGCCGGCACTGGGTCGAAGTAGAGGGTGTTGGCCCTGATGTAGTACTCGCTGTACGGGCCCGCCGTGGTAATCGCGAGTCGGCCCTGACGCTCTGCCGGAGGCAACGGCCCGAGCACGATCGCCCGCGTGGTGCGGTTCCAGATCGTCTCGTCTATGATCTTCCGGAAGTTCTTGTTGGCGCCTATGATGGCCGTGATCGTACCTTGCGAGGCAGTCGCCACCGTGGTGAACGTCGCCTCATCGGTGAGCAACTGCCACGGGTGTCGGCGCGCCAGCTTGCTGCCCTCCTCATTGAGCAACGACAGCACCTGAATCACCTGAATGTCAGTGGCAGAAACCGCGGTGTTCGGCTTGAGCAAGCCGCGGTTGCCACAGAACTCACGCACGATCTGCAGGCACGTGCGCATCGATTACGCCCGCTTCTGCTGGCCTTGGCCCTTGGTGGCGGCATTGAGCACGGCCAGTTGCGCGCGCATCTCGTTCAGCGCCTCCTGCTGCGCTTCGAGTTGACCTTTCAGCGTGTCGTTCTGTTCGCGCAGGCCTGTCATCTCGAGCGCGGTTTGGCTCGCGTCCTTGGACTTCAGCCAGTCCTGAGACTTTTGCTTCACCTGAACCCAACCCAAGCCGTACCGCCGCCCGCATTCATCGTTCATCGCAGCCGCGTCCTCCACGGCCTGCACGTTGATGCGGATGAGGTTCGCTACCTCCGCCGGGGTGTAGATGCTGACGTGACGCACGCTGGTACCGTTGATCTGCATGGCATTCCCGGCCTTGAAGTCGCGGTATCCCTGCTTGAACATCTCCACGAACTGGCGCGGCATGTTCTTGGGTCGCAAGCGCGCGTCCTGCTCCATCTGCGCGAGCCACTGCTCGGCTGGGAATTGCGCTTCATCGCGCGAGCCAAGTTGCTGCACGAAGACCCAGGCTTCATCCTTCATCACGACCTGACCATTATTGAGCGCCAGCGTCGCGGCACGATCCTCCACCGGGATCAGCTCGTAGCGGATCAGTGGCGGGCGGATGTTCTTCATCTCAGCAGTGGAAACAGTCATCTAGTTCTCCTAAAAAGAGGCTGCCAGTAGCGATCTGGCAGCCGGTGATTGCTCACAAGTTGGCGAAACGATCAGTCAGCGACGCCGGCTACGACTGGGTAGCTGAGTTCCACCTCAGCAAAGCCAGTGGTAGGGGTGTCGATCGCGCTGGCGCCCTTCATGCCGATGATCAGATCCCCTGATACGTCGGCATCGTCGATGCTTCCGGCGGTGGATGTCAGGTAGCACTGCGCGTTGTCGGCGAAGGCCGCGAGCACCTTGGCCACACCCTTTCCGTAGATCTGATACCAGCCGTAGCCAGCCGCGAGGTTGACCGACATGGCCAAGCCCAAATCACCCTGGCCACCAGCGGCGGCGGCCAGTGCGGTCTGCCCATCGTCCTTGCTGAGAAACACGACGCTGCCCACGATGGTGGACGCCACGCCGATTCCGTAGATGAACTCGCCCTCGCCATAGGAGTCATCGACCCCTTTGACGATGGTGCCAAGCGGATGCTTTTGAGTCGCCGAAGTCTCGGTGATGGGCTGCGCGCCAACCGTTCGGCCTGAATGTCTGAATGCCATGGTGTTCTCCTCAGGCCTTCGCCACGCCTTGAAGCGAGCGGTTCGTGACTATGAGATTGCCCATCGTGATCACCGGGATGACGATGGCGTCCTGGTTGATGGACTTCTGCTCGTCCATCATGTCCATCCAGGCGTCCGTGTGCGCCACGAGCTTGAAGTACTCGGTGTTCAGGAAGTACATGTGGGCCGCGGGGATGCCGGACGATGCAGAGTCGCGCCATACACGAGCCGACTTGTAGCGCAGGGAGCTGAAGCCAGCCGCTGCCTCCTTGTCATCCGTGTAGCGCTGGTTTTGCTGGAGCGAGTCCTCGTAGAACGTGTAGTAGTCGTCCGAGGACACGATCATGTCCGTCTTGTCGACGCCACGCTCGAGGGCCAACCACAGCTGATTCATGAAGGGCCGAATCGTGGTCGCGCTCGGTGTGATGGCAGAGCCGAACAGCGGCGCCGCGGCCGATTGCACGATGTTCTTCCAGAACGTGAAGGTGCCGCTGACGATGCCGCCCACGGTGCCAGTACCGGCATCGCTCACCAGCGCCTGCAGGCCGTTCATCTGGTTGCTCAGCGATCCTGCCGAGTACAGATCCTGCGACAAGCCGTTGGCCATCGAGCGCATCGCGTTCTTGATGCGGGTCTTGACGAGGTTGATGATGCGGCTGCGCCCGCTGTTCTTGCGGATTTCCTCGCCACTCGCAGTGACGTGGATGACCACTTGGCGCCACGGGAATTCGACCGAACTGAACACCTCGCTGTTGGAGATGTTCAGCTCGTCGTACCCGCTGAAACGCTGGTAGGTCGCGTTGTCCTCGAAGTCGATGTTGCGGGTGATGGACAGGCCACCATCCTCGCGCTCGACGTTGCCTCTTTCGCTGATCTTGCGAAAGAAGGCGTTGTGATTCGTCAGCTGTTACCGCGAAGGCTCTTTATCCCTCGCATCAACCGATTTCGCGGTTGGTCAGGCCATATCATCGGCGCTGGTGCGCCGCCCGGTGCTCGTGGGGCTTTCATCCGTTCTGGACTACTTGCCCTGGTCGTTGAAGCTTCGGCCGATTCCTCGGTCGCTCGCCTGCTGATTGCCCAATCCTGTCGATTCTCAAGCCATCGCGATTGCCGTTACCGGCTGCGCTGTGGCTCGACAGGCTCTAAGGGTGTTCCAGCATTTCTCCGGGTTTTACAACGTCCCAAATCAAACGTTGTCGACGCACTCGCCCTTGTGGTTGCGGTACGTCGAAGAAACCAGTTCGGTGAACGTGGTGAATGAAGTTGAGGCAGGGACTGCCATGGGGTGCTCCAGCAAAACACGCTGTCAGATCCCATCGGCTCAGTTCCCAGACCCGTGAATGCGGTCCCAGGCTGCGCCAATGGTGTCGTCCATCGTGCCCTTCGTTGCTGGCCCGGCGGTCGCGCCTCGAGGCTTCACATTGATCGAAGAGGCTTTCGTGGCCTTGGCTACTAGGTCAGCCTTCCGCTTCGCCTCGGCTGCGTCACGCTCGGCTTGCGCCTTGCGCTCTGCTTCGGCCTTTCCTGCCGACACCTTGGCTTGTACGGAGTCGCTCAGACGGCATGCCTTGTCGTAGGCTTCCTGCAGCGTCTTCGCGGCACCACTCTTCAACAACATCTCCATACCCGCAGTCACTTCCGGCTCGCTGACGTGCTCGTTCTTTGGGTCGGCCAAGAACGCTTCGGTCTGGGAGAGAACAGGCTTGAACTGCGACTCCTGAATCATCGCCCGTGTCTGCTGCAGCTCCCTGGCAAGGGAGTCATAGCGCGGGTCCTGAACAGGGCGTGCTTGTGGGTTCTGCAAACCCTGAATAAGCACTTCGGCCTTGATACCAGACTGTTCTACTATTTGCAACAGCGTTCCAAGTTTTGTCTGCTCGTCGCCTCTATATAGAACTTGTTGCAGATTCAGCAGCGCGTGCACGTTTTCGATTGCCGTCTGCCCGGTCTGTTGGAATATTTCGGCATGAGGCCGGATCACGGCGTCGAGCTGGTCGAAAGTGGCGGCCTTGCCCTTGTACTGCTCGATCCCCTGGAAGAAGTTCTCCTCCCTGCGGTGAGCGGCGGCGCGCGCAGCTTCAGGCATTGCGGTCCATGCGGCACGCTCGGCGGCGTTCCAGGACTTGGGCGCCTCGGCGAACTTGGTCTCGACTGCGGCCGGTGTCTCGACAGCGGCAACAGCAGGCTTTACAGCATCCTTGCCGGTCGTATCATCGGCAGCCACCTCCGCCGCGGTCTTGGCGAACTTGCCAGTGGCATCACGGGCCCGGCCGGGCTTGGCCGCCTCATCGGTGGTGTCGGCCTCGGTATCGACCAGCGTA